GACGAAAGTCTGCCGGGGCTTTTCTTTCCGCACGAGGTCAATAACACTCGTGACGCCATCGTTTCCAACATAAAGCGAAACGCTGCGCGCGGGCTTCCAGAGCTCAAAGAGCATGAGGCGTGCTCAACTCCGCTGCTGATCGTGGCGGGCGGGCCTTCGGTTCGCGATAACCTCGAAGTCATTCAAGCGATGAAAGCCGACTGTCACGTTATGGCGGTCAACGGCGCGTACAGGTTTCTTCGTGAACACGGGATTGAATCAGACCACTTCGTTTTGCTCGACTCTCGTCCTGGCAACATCACGCACGTCGAAGATCCTGGAGAGGATACGAACCACTGTCTCGCGAGCCAGGTACATCCCGACCTGTTCGAACGATTGCGGGATCATAAAGTCACGATCTTTCATCCTGGCACTGAGGCCACGATGGAAGCGGTCGAAACCCTTGGGCAGGACTTCTTAACGGCGCCTATCGGTATCGCCAGTATCCATGCGGTCTATGTGGCCGCAGCTCTTGGGTATCGCACTCTGATGCTCTTTGGTTACGACTTCAGCGAGCGACCCAATCAACGGTATGCGTTTGACCAGCCGCTCAACGCGGACACGCAAACGATAGACATCACGCTCAACGGCAACACGTACCGCACGACGCTGACGATGGCGAGAGCCGCGCAGCAATTCTCGCGGGCTGTATCGCCGGTCATTCGCGGATGCAGTCTAGACGTGCGGATGTTCTCCGAGGGGTTACTGACAGACATGCTCAAGACGGCGCTGGCCAAGCATGACGAGGACAGCGAGCGAGCGAAGTACGAGCAGATTTGGGGAGTTGACGCTTACCGCAGCGTCTCGCCGGCTCTTAACTATGTGCAGAGCGCTGTCAACTTGCTGAACATCCCAACAGCCTCGTCCATTGCTGACTTCGGTTGCGGAACAGGGCGAAGCACCAAGTGGTTTAAAACGCACGGTCTGCAAGCTACTGGTGTCGACATCTCTAGCAACTCGCTAGAAGAAGAAGTGCCGTTTGTGCAGTGCGCTCTGTGGGACGCCGACAAACTTCCACAAGTTGACTACGGGTTTTCGGTTGACGTGCTTGAGCACATCCCGACCGAGAAAGTCAGGGACACTCTGCAAGCGATCCATGACGCGGTAAGGGTGGCTTGTTACTTGAACATCGACACGGTTGACGACGCCTTCGGGGTCATGATCGGCCAGCCGTTGCACCTTACCGTGATGCCCGCCGAGCAGTGGGAGCGCCTTCTCAAGGAGATATGGCGCGAAGTCACTACCATTGAATCGAACGACAAACAGGCGATTTTCGTCTGCCGCAAATAGGAGAGTTATGGAGCACGCAGAATTTGCCCAGCCCACTGTGAGCGGTCGTGGCAACCAGTTGGCGGTCAGTCACGGCGGAGATGAAAACCTCATCGTCGTGTTTCAAACCGAGCCGGTGTTGCAAGGCGCAGAGAGCGAGAAACAGGGGCGGCCGATCTACAAAGACACGGCGATGGTGTGGATTCGCTTTCCTGGCGACCGTACGCGCGAGGTCTACACGCGAGCGAAGCCCGAGCATCAAGCGCGCTTCCCGCGGCAATGGGCGCAGTTCCAACAGAAGGTGTCTCAGGGCCACATCGGCACGCCGATCGAGGAATGGGGTCCTATTTCAAAGTCGCACGCGCTGACCTTGAAGGGCGCCAACATTCACACCGTCGAACACCTCGCAGCGTGTCCTGATTCGGTGCTGCACAACGTGGGGCATGGAGCACGAGCCTTGCGAGACAAGGCGATTGCGTGGCTCAAAGCAGCCACAGACGGCGCCGAGACGACCCGCCTTGCCGCGGAGAATCAGCAGCTCAAAGACGACCTTGCTGCACTCAAGGAGCAAGTGGCCGAGCTTGCAACCAAGCGTAAGCCAGGCCGGCCGAAGGCGGACGAGCAAGAGTAATGGCCGAACGCACGCTCCTGCAAATCGTCCAGACCTCGTGCGACGAGCTCGGGATCTCTCGCCCGACGACCGTTGTCGGTTCTAGCGACTTGCAGGTGCGGCAGATCCTGGCGTTGCTAAACCGTGAGGGCAAGGAGCTTTCTGCTAGGGAAGGGCTTTACGGCGGGTGGCCACAGCTACGCAAGGAGCACACATTCGACACGGCGGACGGGACCGCGGCGTACAACTTCCCCGCGGACCTTCAGTACTTCATGAACACCACGGCGTGGGATCGAAGCGAGGAGTGGCCGATGCACGGTCCGATCTCCCCGCAGACATGGCAGGTGCTGAAAAGCGGAACGGTGGGGTCGGTAGGTCCGAGGACGCGCTTTCGAGTGATGGCCGGTCAGCTCTATTTGGACCCAACCCCCACTACGGTTCGGGCGATCGTGCTCGAGTACTACTCCAACACGTGGTGCGAGGCTTCGGGTGGGACGGATCAAGCGGTATGGACGGCCGATAACGACCTACCGCTGTTGCCCGATGACTGTTTCATCTTGGGCCTGAAGTGGCGCTTCCGAAAGGAGAAGGGGCTCGACTACCAAGAGCACTTCAACGAATACGAGGACTTCGTGACCTCGAAGCTCTCGCGGTCCTCGATGGCGCCGATTATCGACATTGCCTCGACTCCCTGTGGGGTGCGGCTCATTGACGAGGACAACATCCCCGACACCGGCTACGGGGGCGTTTGATGCTTCGGCAGCGGACTGCCAAGCGCCAGGTTGCGCAGTCACAGTCCCTTGCCGCCCCGATTGGGGGATTGAACGCTCGGGACTCCGTAGCGTTGATGCCGGAGACCGATGCGGTAACGCTCGACAACTGGTTCCCGTCTACTACGAGCGTTGATCTTCGCAAGGGCTACTCGAACCACGCGACTTTCACCGGGTTGTGTGAAACGGTCATCGCCTACAACGGACTGGCTCGCGCGATTTTCGTCGCGGTCAACACGACGAACGACCTGATTATTGATGCAACGACGGGCGGGGCGATCTCGACTGCGGTCGTAGGCGGGGCGGGCTCAACCGTCCAAGCCGTCACGAGTGCGCGGTTCGATTACCAGAACTTCGGGACTACGGGGGGGCAGTTCCTATCGCTGGTGAACGGGGATGATACCCCGCTTCAATACAACGGCTCCGCGTGGTCGGCGTCGTCAATGACCGGCTCAGGTCTTACGACCTCGAATCTTTTCACCGTCGCGACGTATGCGGAGCGGCTGTGGTACGCCGAGGAGGATACATTCAACGTCTGGTATCTGCCGCTTCAGTCGATTACCGGAACGTTGACCAAGTTACCGCTTGGCTCTCTTTTCAAACTCGGCGGTGCGCTCTCGAACATCGTCACGTGGAGCGCTGACACCGGGTCGATCCTCGCCGACTTTATCTCGTTCGTGTCTACCGAGGGCGAAGTGGTTGTGTTCTCTGGGCAAGACCCGGCTTCCATTCTCACGTGGTCGCGGATTGCGCAGTTTCGAGTCGGCCGGCCGGTGACTCGTGGTAATCGGGCCTGGGCGAAGTTCGGCGCTGAAGCGGTTCTCATCACGGCTGATGGGCTGATCCCGTTGTCACTCGCTGTTAGGCAAGACCGGGCCGACGTTTCGGCTGCGATCACTGACAAGATTCGTACTCGCTTCAATCAGGATGTGGTGTCACACGGCGCACGATTCGGCTGGAGCGTGGTTCTTCACCCGATTGGCCAGAAGTTGCTCGTCAACGTCCCCACGCTGGAAGGCTCTACGAGCTACCAGTGGGTGATGAACAGCCAGACCAAGGCGTGGTGCCGGTTCACCGCGTGGGATGCGTTCTGCTTTGAAGCAACGAGGGACGCGCTCTACTTCGGTGGGAATGGGTTCCTCGCTTTGGCTGACTCCGGGTTAGACGACGAAGGCGACTCAATCACGGCGGTTGCGAAGTAAGCCTTCTCGTACTTCGGGCAGCGGGGGCGTCAGAAGCAAATGACGATGGCTCGTCCCATCTTGCACATTGACGGACCGGTTAGTCTCGGGCTTGGAATCGACGTGGATTACCAAGACACCGATCCGGTTTCAGTGGTGCCGATAGCGGGCAACGTCGGAGATCCGTGGGAAGTGGCCTGGGACGTTGCATGGACCGGTGCGGGGATTATCTACAAGGACTGGAACTCAGTCGGAGGGATCGGCTTTGCCATCGCCCCAAGAGTCACGGTGCAAGCGAGCGGAATCAATCTCTCCTGGTCGGCGACAGATTTCGTCTACCAGTTGGGCGCTGTCCTTTGATCGCGATCGTCTCGGGGAATGGGCGATGGCGCGCATTCCACACGTTGACGATTGGGGGCGGTACACGGCCATCGGCCTTGAGCGGGGCGGGCAGATCATTGCGGCCACAATCTACAACCACTACACCGGCCCTAACGTCATGACGAGCATCGTGGGGGAGCCGGGGCGGCGGTGGCTGACACGACAGTATCTCGGCGCAATCTTTCGTTACCCGTTCTTACAGCTCGGCGTAAGGCGTATCACTGCGCTGGTCGCGACTCGCAACAGCGACTCTCGGCGATTTGTTGAGCATTTGGGATTCACGGTGGAAGGCTTGATGCGCCACGCTGCGGTGGATGATGACTTGCTGGTCTACGGAATGCTTCGGCAGGACTGCCGATTCTTGGAGATCGTATGAGCAAAGGTGGAAAGCCCCCTCCGGCGCCAGATCCTCGAGTAGTCGCGCAGGCGCAGACGCAACAAAACCGCGATACGGCTGGGTACAACGCGCAACTGAACCGCATCGACACGTATTCGCCGCTGGGTTCGCAGACGTTCTCACAGACCGGCATTGATCCTGCGACGGGCGCGCCGATCACGCGGCAGGATATCAGCCTTGATCCGCAAGTTGAGCAAACCTTCCGCCAGGGAATGGCGCTCGATCAGAGGTTTGGTGACGCCGCGGGTGGCAGGCTTTCGCAGATCGAAGGGATGCAGCCGTTCTCGCTATCGGGGATGCCTGGCCGCTCCGATCTCAACTCCATTCGTGGTAATGCTCAGGACGCCCTGTACAACCGCAACACCGCGTTTCTCGATCCGAAATTCAAACAGGACGAAGCCGCTCTGCGGTCGAGAATGGCGGGACAGGGGATCGTTGAAGGCTCCGAGGCGTACACGAACGCGATGGGCGACTTCAACCGCGGGAAGGAGTTCTCCTACGGTCAAGCTCGAGACTCTGCGATCGCCGGTGGTGGAGCGGAAGCCGATCGCGCTTTCAGCATGGACGAGCAGCTTCGCAACAACATGATCTCTGAACAGTTGCTAGGTCGTAGCGTGCCCATGCAAGAGCTGCAACAGCTCCGAGGAATGCAGCAGCCGGCGCAGTTGCCGCAGTTCCAAGGACCGGGGCAGGTGGGCACTAACCCAGCGGACATTACGGGGGCGATGGGCCAGCAGTATCAGGGGCAGATGGACGCCTACAACGCTCGACAGAATTCTAACAATGCGTGGCTTGCGACGTTGGGAACGCTCGGCTCTGCGGCTCTCATGATGTCGGACGAGCGGGTCAAGGAAGATATCTCCCCAGTTGGAGAGCTGAACGACGGAACGAACGTGTATCTATTCAGATACAAGGGCGATGAGACGCCGCAGATCGGGGTCATGGCGCAGGAAGTCGAGAAGAAAGACCCCGAGGCCGTGAAGGAAATTGGCGGGATCAAGCACGTTGATTATGCGCGCACGCTCGCGCGCGCACTGAGGGCCGCGTAATGCCCGCTCAATACCACCGGCTCTTCGCGGACGCTCAACGCCAACAGGCGATGGCCGATGCGTTGCAGCAAGGAGCCATGACGCCGCGCCAGCATCAACACGGGCGGATTGTCGCGAGCACTGGTGGAGCCGATGCGGTCGCGTCTCTCGCACAAGCAATGATGTCGCGTCGCACCCAGAAGAAAGCCACCGCAACCGCTACGCAGGCGGAGGAAGAGCGCCGGCAGGCACAAGCCGCAGCACTTGCTGGAATGGGCGGCCAAGACGCGCAGCAAAACGGCAGTCTCGGTCCACCTGAGCCGGTCAATCCCTACGCACAGAGCCAGTCCGCACTTGATGCCGGCGTCGATCCGAACGTCGTGAAGTCGTACATGGCGCAGCAGTTCCCGGATCTGTCGGCCGACGCTGACGGACCGTCAATCGCCGGCTACAAGCTCGCCAAAGAGCAGGGGTATGAAGGCGGCTATCTCGACTACAAACGCGAATTCGAGGGGCGCGCAGCCAACACTCCAGCTCCCGTGCTCGAGTGGGAAAAGTTCAGCGCGCTTTCTCCAGAGGATCAGCGCCGCTACATCGAAATGAAGCGCACGCTGCCCATTGAAGATATCAACCAAGTCCCGACGCAGATCACGCCAGGAGGCGGACTGAACCCGCTCTCGACCCTCGAGAGCGAGGCTGGCGCTGCGGCGACCATGACGGGGAGCGAGGAAGAGGCGCAAGGGAGGACTGCTGCTCGCGTGAAGATCGAGACTGAAGTCCCGAGCGACATTGCCACCATCGACGAAGACATTCGCAAGGCGACCGAGGTTTTGAACCGATTCCAGCGCGGCGATTTTCAGACTGGACCGATGGCGGGGAAGCTACCCGCAGTGACGACGGCGGGCCAGGAACTCGAGAGCTACATCGGCGAGGACGTGTTGCAGCGCATCAGCTCTGCGACCTTCGGCGCCCTGTCGGAAGGCGAGCGCGCTTTCTTGCGAAGCTCGGGGATGAACCGCGGAAATACCGAGGCCGCCAACATATCCATTCTGCAGCGCCGTCTGACCACTCTGAATAA